ACAGGTGCAGGCGCGGATGGACTCGTTGATGATGGTCATTACGACCCTGTGCGACTGCATCGGAGCGGTGGACGACTCCAATGCCCCGAACCAGTACGAAGTGAAAATGAAAATCGTAAACAAGATTAGCGACCTAATCGACAAAATCGAATACTGATGGCAGGCCGACCCCCAATTTGGAATACCCCCGAAGAACTGTGGGCTGCGTTTGAGCAGTACCGAGCCGAGAACAAGGCCAACCCTTACCGGGTGCAGGACTATGTCGGCAAGGATGGGGTCATGGTTTACCGGGACAAAGAGCGTCCGATTACCTTTCGGGGCTTTGAGGGATACCTTGCAGAGAATGGGGTTTGCCATAACCTATCGCAGTATCGAAATGGAGATAGCGACCATCACAAGGAATTCTTATCAATCATTACACGCATAAGACTGACCTGCGACAAGGATATGCTGGAGGGTTCAAGTGCTGGCGTTTACTCGGCCAACATCGCCTCTCGTCTGCTTGGCTTGGTTGACAAGCAGGAGAACACGGTCCACATCGAGCAACCCCTGTTTGGGGATGGACTTTAAGTACACGACCGCCATCAGCCGAATCCGTCGGATGACGGCCCGGAAGAAGGTCATCCAAGGCGGAACAAGTGCAGGCAAGACCCTCGCCATCCTTGCGGTCCTCATAGACATCGCAGCAAAGAAGAAGACCGAGATTTCGGTAGTTTCCGAATCCATCCCCCACCTACGGAGGGGAGCAATCAAGGACTTCGCCAAGGTCATGCAATGGACAGGCCGATGGGTCGCAGAACGATGGAACAAGACCCTGCTGACTTACAACTTCGCCAACGGCTCGGTCATCGAGTTCTTTTCGGCTGATTCCGAGGCAAGGCTCCGAGGGGCAAGGAGGCAGGTTGTCTACATCAACGAGGCCAACAACATCGACTTCGAGTCCTACTACCAGTTGGCTATCAGGACCAGCGAGGCCATCTACATCGACTTCAACCCGACGCATGAGTTTTGGGCGCATACGGAGGTCCTTCATGAGGACGATTCCGAACTGATAATCCTAACCTACAACGACAACGAGGCCCTGCCTGATACCATCAAGAGGGACATCGAACTGAACCGCACCAAAGCCGAAACATCTGCCTATTGGGCGAACTGGTGGAAGGTGTACGGCCTCGGTCAAGTCGGGACGCTTCAGGGGGCCATCTACGAGGACTTCGAGGTCGTGGAGGGTATCGATGTCAGCCGTGCTAAATTCGTCGCCCTAGGGCTTGACTGGGGCTTTAGCAACGACCCTACGGCCTTGGTAGCAATCTACCGCCAAGGGGACTGTCTGCTGATTCAGGAACTGCTCTACGCAACAGGCCTGACCAACCAAGACATCGCAGACAAACTGCGGTCGCTGGGCATCACAAGGGCTTGGGAGATAGTGGCGGACTCGGCAGAACCCAAGAGCATCGAAGAAATCTACCGACTCGGCTTCAACATCAAGCCAGCGGAAAAGGGTCCCGATTCGGTCAGAAACGGAATAGACATCCTCAAGCGCTTTAAATTGCAGGTAACCAAGGATAGCACCAACCTCATAAAGGAACTGCGGTCCTACACTTGGGCTACGGATAAGGAGGGCAAGAACACGGGGGTCCCGATTGATTCCTTCAACCACGCCTGCGATGCGATGCGGTATGTGGCTCTCAACAAGTTAAGGGTAAGCAACTCAGGGAAGTATGTTGTGGTGTAACTTTGGGGCATGAACCCCGAACGCATCCTTGACCTGCTCATCGAAATCGGGAAGACGCTTGCAGCCGTTTTCTTCATCCTCACCCTTCTAACCCTCCTTTGGACCTTATGAAAGTCGTTCACTACTACCACATCTACTGCGGAGGGAATTGGCAGTTAATTCTGAATCAACACATGATGGCCGTGTGCAATTACGGGCTTATCAACGTCTTGGACGAAATCCGTGTTGGCATCGTCGGTCCACCCGAACAACGCAAGGCGGTCAAGGAGGTGCTGGAAGGCTCGATGGTGGCCGATAAGGTCAAGGTCGTAGTAACCCGGACCAACGCTTGGGAGCAGGCGACGCTGACCGAAATGTACCGGGCAAGTCAGGAAGAGGAAGCCGTGTACCTGTACGCCCACACGAAGGGGGCTGCGAATCCATCCTTGACAACCCAACTATGGGGCAGGTCCATGCTATTCTTCAACGTGGTCGCTTGGGAGCGGTCCATGCAACTGCTCGAAGGGGTGGATGCGGTGGGATGTCATTGGATTACCAAGGATGAGTTCCCTCACATGGCCGATGCCAACAACCCCGAAGGCTATCCGTACTTTGGGGGCAACTTTTGGTGGGCCAAGTCGAGCCACATCAAAGAACTCGGTGAGCCGAAACGAGAGCAACGCTATCAAGCCGAACATTGGATTGGCAAGAAGCCCGACACCAAGGTCCACGACTCCAACCCCGGATGGCCTTCGCCTGAACGCTTTGTCATAACTTTTTGAGCATGAAAAAACACATCGACCAACTCAAGGCTTTGGACTACTCGCACATCTACACGACTGCGGTAGAGCATATCATTGAAATCTACGAGGAAGCCAAGAAGCACAAGGGAGGCCACGCTTTAGAACTGGGTTCCTACCTCGGACACTCGACGCTCGCTATCGCCTTGGCCGGGCTTGACGTGGTGGTTTACGATACCGACACAACGGTTGAGGATAAGCGCAAAGCCCTCCTATCCAAGTTCAAGGTCGAATGGAACAACCAACCGAGCCACATGGCCCTGCAAGAGGTCAGGACTTTTGACTTCATCTTTCACGACTCCGACCACGGGGACGGCATGATTCCCGAAATGGTGGAGTTGTTCAACAAAGCCCTGAACCCCGGTGGGACGATGGTCATCCACGATGCCGAACTGCTGACGATGGTCAACCTCACAAGCCAACTGGAGCCACACGAAGCCAAGGGGTCAACGGACCAAAGGGGTCGGATGCTTTTAACCCTCTACAAGAAATGAAGGCAAAAACTTACATCTTCTGCCACGATACCGACATCGTGAAGCAATGCGAAGCCGAGGGCAGGTTCAGGGATTTCTTCCCATACACTTGGGTCATGCTTGGGTTCAAGGACTTTAGTGGAATGGCTGGGCTTGACCACATTATCGCAAGGGACGAACCCGACAACATTGAGAGCCACCGAAACCTCGTCGCTTGGACGGGGTGGTATGCTTTAGCCAAGAACGGCTACATCAAGAACGGAGATGTCGTGAACCTCTTCGAGTACGACCTAACCCGGAACGGGGACTTTGACCAAAGAGCCTACTGCGCCTATTTCCGAGTCCCTGTGGACGTTGTGCCTTACTGGTCGTGCGGTGATAATTACGAGCCACACATCAAGCAACTGACCGGAAGGGGTGCAAAGGAGTTCTATCAACCCGTTGTGCCTGTAACCTCCAATTACACGCTGACTTGGGACGATTCCTACCTTGACCTAACCATCGCTTGCATTGAGCAGAAGTTGGTCGCTATTCCCCACGTCGGCCACATTTTAGAACGAGCCTACTCGCAGCGATTCGCTGACATCCCCTACAACGTGGCTGCATTCAAGCACGCCTTCGCAAACTCTCACGGGTTCTGAGATGTACTTGGTCGGGGTCAATTACGCAACGAGTGAGTACCTTCCAGCAGCGAGGGCGCAGGCTAATCAGTATCCGTTCCCGATTACAACAACCGAGGACGAGAAACGTCCGGGCAGGGGCAACAACTGGTGGAGGTGGAAGCCTCAAATCATCCTCGATGCTCTCTTTGACTTGCAGGAGGACGAGGCCCTTCTTTACCTTGATGCCCAAGACCTGCACGGAGATGGCTGCTTTGAGTTTGCGAAGCAATACCTGCAGGATAATCCCATCCTGTTGCATCAAAACTTCCACAACCATATCTCATACACCAAGGGCGACTGCTACGCCTTGATGGACTGCCTTCAGTTCTTCAACGAGAAACCGATGCAGATAGAGGCAGGGTTCCTCGGACTACGCAAGACGGACTTCACGATTGACCTGATGTACGAATGGTCCAAGTGGCTGCACGTTGACAAGGCCGTGAATGACGACCCAAGCGAGTATCCGAATCATCCGTCCTTCATTGACCACAGGCACGACCAAAGCATCCTGACAAACCTTGCGCTTTTGAATGACCTGCCTATGGTTGTCGTTCCCGAAATCCGTTGCAACTCAAGACCCAAGTTATGGCTATGAAACTCCAAGACCTCACCATCGACCAGTTCCAACGCATCGGAGCCATTGAGTTTTCAAGCGTCCTTGGGGACTACGACAAGCGTGCAGGGGTCGTCGCAATCGTTGAGGGGGTCGATATATCTCTCGTTCGAGAAATGCCCGCCAAGAGCGTCCTAAAGCGTTACAAGGCCATTATCAGCGAGTGGAATGCATTGCCTGCCCTTGGGTACAAGCGGAAGTTTAAAGCCGGGGGCAAGTGGTGGATTCCGACGGTCTTCACGGATGAGTTGACGGCCGGGCAGTTGATAGAGTTAATGGACGCAAACACCACCGACGAGAAACAGTTGTTGCAGAACCTCCACCGAATCATGGCGACCCTGTGCAGAGAGGGCGGTCTATTCGGATTCTTCCCGAAAAAGTACGACGGGGCTGCCCATGCGGAGCGAGCCGAACTGATGAAGAAGCACGCCAAGGTGGGGGACGTTTGGGGCGTTGTCAGTTTTTTTTTGCTAAGTTCAGAATCCTACTTGAAAGTTTTGAGCGACTATTCCAAGCACCTGATGACGAAGGCCGAGGGGCTGACGTAAGCCCTCTTGCCGGGTACGGATGGCTGATGGTGGTGTGGCGGATGGCTAACAAGGACGTGCTGAAGTTCGATGCCATCTTCGCTATGAAGGCGGTGGAGTTCCTGAACTATGCCCTGCTGATTCACGATATTTTGGAAGCGGAGAGGATGGAAGCGGAAAGAGCAAGACGCAGATAGACACATTCCAGCACGGGGGACATTTACCCACATGGAAACAATTATACTTGCGAATGGCCAACCCGTAGGTAAATTCGGTAGCGGTTCGATGAAAGGCATCGACCAAACCGCCTTGGAGGGCATTGGTTCAATCGTTGGTCCCAAGGGTGGAGGCAAGTCGCCAACCCACGACGTGCTGGTCAAGTGGATAGAACGGGTCATCGAACTTGCGAAGAAGAACCTCGAAGCAGCCAACGCAAACGCAGGGGGAACGCTCTCGGCATCCATCGCACCCGAAGACATCGAACTATCCGCAAAGCAAATAGTCGTGGCTATCATGGCGAACCCCTATTGGAAGTACGTGGACCAAGGGGTGCGAGGCAAAACGTCAAGCGTAAAGGCTCCGAGGTCGCCGTTCCAATACAGGGACAAGTACCCACCTGCCCAAGCAATGGCTGATTGGATAGCCAACAAGGAAAAACCCGTTGTGCCAACCTATTCCCGTGAACTCAAGCGGATGCGGACGAAGCAGGAGCAGGGATTGGTCGATGGTAGGTCGGTTGCCTATTGGGTATTCCAGCGAGGAACACGGGCCACGAACTTCATGTCTAACGCCCTATCCCCCGAAATGATAGACGTTTTGGTGAACACAATCGCTGAAACCCTTGGCAAATCCATAAGCGTAGCAACCAAACTATAAAATGGCAGTAACCGTCCTTTCCGGGTCGCCCCAAGTGGCTACACCCGTTTACAACAAGATGCTCTTCAAGGTCAGCGGTTCGCTGACTGCACAACCCAATTACAGGTACGTCTGCGATGTGAAGAACCCAGCAGGGGCGACCCTTGCCCGGCTAAAGTGCGACAAACTGCCCAGCACCAATTTCGGCTTCTTTGACGTTGCCAAGGTTGTGGAAACCCTGATTGCACCGACCAAGCCATCGCTGACCCAAACGGGCTTCGTGGACCATGCCGGCTATTATTCTGGGTACAGGCTTGACTTTATGGAGGAATACGGAAACACCCCAGTCGTGCAGACAGGAACCGTTACAACCGTGTCGGGGAATGTTTCCTTTGCAGGAAACTTGGAGCAGTTAGAACTTGCGACTTGGAGTGGAGGGATTTACTTCCCAAGTGGTGCTATCGTCAACGACACGACCCGGATGCTGACAACCCCGACGACTCGCACGGTCTATGCGGACGGCTACGGATGGCTTTCCATTGGGCAGTTCAACTACGGGGTCGAGAAGGCTTACATCCAATACTGGAGTGCAACAGGAGCGACCTTTGCAAGGCAGTTCGATGTGTTAGCGTCGAGTGTATCGGGGTCGAATGTCATCCGCTTCGGTGTCGGGCCGATGAACCTCAAAGCCCTCACGTCGGGACAATGCTCGGACGGCTTGGCAGGGTCAGTCAACTTCCAAGGCAATGCCGGGGACTTCTACGACGTTTACTTCCAAAAGGGGGCAAATATCACGATTCGTCAGAGGTACGTCATCGGGCAATGTCAGCGATTCAACTCCATCCCGGTACACTTTCAAAACAAGTACGGAGGCATTGATTCCTACACCTTTACGCTCAAGAACCGCAAGAGAGCCAACATCAGCAGGCAGACGTTCGGGTACAACTCGGACGTTTATGCGACCACGACTTACGACAAAGTGTGGGCAGGGGACTTTGACTACGTTTACGCACTCAACTCCGATTGGCTGACGGATGCTGAATCTGCTTGGCTGATTGAGATGGTCAGGTCCGGGCAGGTATGGCTTGAACTGGATGGTCAACTCGTTGAAGCAATTGTGAACGCCAACACCTACCAATTCACGACTCGCAGGAACGACCGACTTACTCAGTTGCAGGTTGAGGTGGCAGTCGCATACAAGAACAACATCCTATGAGCGTAACCCTCATCGCCTATCCTCTCAACGAATCAAACGCAGAGGTTCCCTACATCCTCGATACCATGGGCGAGATTGACATCGCCCTGACCTATTCGATTGGCGAAATTGAGGATGTTACCAAGCAACGGGGGTCATTCAGTAAAACCATCACCCTGCCCAACACCCCGACGAATCGGGCCTGCTTTGCCTACGCTTACAACATCCAGTCCTTCGTGGGTGGGTTCCAACCCAACAAGCGGATTCGTGCCGCTATGTGGGAGGATGGCGTGCAGATATTCAGCGGAGTTCTGCAACTCCTGTCAATGGCTAAAACCAAAGGGCAGGTAACTTACGAAGTCGGTCTATTCACGGACAATGTGAGCCTGTTCAAAGCCATCGAGGGAAATATGCTCGTAAACACGGCTGGCGTTACAGGGATGAATCACGTCCCTAATTCGGGCCACGTTTCAGGGACTTGGACGGCAAGCGGTACGGCATCGAGCGGTTACGTTTACGGCTTGGTGGATTCAGCAGGGTTCAACGACGTGCAGGCCTTAGGGAATTTTGACGTTCCTTGGTGGAGGCTTGGCCCTTCCATCTACGTCAAGAAATTAGTGGACCTCATCTTTACCGAGGCAGGGTTCCGATACTCATCCAACTTCTTCAACTCTGCGACCTTCGGCAAACTGGTCATCCCGTATGCAAACGGCTTGATGGCTACCAACCTGTCGGGGTCCAACATCTTCGCCCAAGCAACGGGTTCGGTCAGCGCATCACTCGCAGGGCCAGCCATCAACTTTGAGTTCAGCAGGGACAACGTATCGCCCTTCTACGACAATAGCGGTTATTGGGTCGCATCGTCCAGCACCTTCGTCGCTCCAGCAGTTCCAACCCGTTGGAACATCAACCTGTCCTATGTGGTCAGCGGTGTAACCTTCGGGCTTGATGGCGTTGCAGGAGGCGATTTCACGGTTTACAATACGGCCACGAGTTCAACGCTTGCCTTGGTTGGAACGGTTGACCTTACCCGGTCAAGTTATCCGCTATCGGGGAATGTTTACTTTGAGAACGTAACCATCCCAGCAAATGCAGTCGTCAAGTTCAGGTACGATGAAACGGAGGGAGCCACGTCCATAACCTTTAGGTCAGGAGGCACATTGCAGATGATTTGCCTCGAAAACCCTCAAAGCATCGGGACGATTGACATGAGGACGGCACTTCCTGCTGACGTGAAACAGAGCGACCTTTTGGAGGACTTGCAGAAGATGTTCAACCTCCAGTTCATGCCGGACCCCCAAGACCCGAAGTTGCTATACATCGAGCCTTGGGTAGATTTCTACTCCAGCGGTTCGGTGGACTGGTCGCAGAAGGCAGACGAGAATCAGGAGCAGGTGCTAACCAATGGCGACCCGAACGCCTACACCAACGTCATCTTCAAGTACAAAGACATGGGCGATTACCTGTCCAAGACGTACAAGCAGTCCTATCCGCTTGCACGGGAAGGCTACGGAGGCCGAATCTTCAACACGGCTAATTTTTACGGCAAAGGCGACAAGGTTGTAGAAACCATTGCAGGAACGCTCATCCCCGCATCGTTCACGACGGACAAAATCGTGGGCAGGACTTGGGACTTGGAGGGAACCTTCACGAGTGGAAGCATCAAAGCCCTGCAAACAGGTTACCGCTTGGCTCAATACAACCTCATCACCCCACCGACCGAATGGCGGTATCAGTACGGGGTAACAGGTACGACTGGCGTTCCTTTGGCCGTTCCTCAAACACGGCTGCCCTTCATCAGCCACATTGACAACCCCTACGCCCCAACGATGGACTTGGCCTTTGGTCAGCCTCGGACGGTATTCTACAATGCCGTAAACGCATCGGGCAATTTTGTCAACTACACGAACAACAACCTCTACAACAAATACTGGCTCAATTACATCAACGAAACCGTGTCAAGCGAGGCGTTGCAGTTGGAGTTGACGATGATGATAAGCCCCGTCGATGTGTATCAACTCGACTTCCGCAAGCCGATTTATTACGGAGGCATCCGCTGGCGACTGCTTGAAGTGCGAGATTACTTGGTCGGGCAGATGAAGCCTTGCAGGGTAACGCTCCGAAGGATTCTAAACCTCGCTGAATTTGCACCGACATCAACGACACCGATAGCCAACGACCCATCCGCAAGATACAATGGGCCTATCGACCCCGACCCCGTTGACCCCGGCTATGAACCACCCGTAAACCCTGAACTACCAACCCCCGGATAATGGCAGTAACTAAAGAAATCGTCCTCGAAGTAGGGCTTAAAGACTCAACCGCACAAGGCACGCAATCCGCCAAGCAGCGTCTGCGTGAACTCCAAAAGACCCTGACCGAGATGGCTTTGGCTGGGGAATCCGGGACCAAGGCGTTCAAGCAAATGGAGGCCGAGGCAGGGAAACTCAAGGACCAAATCGGGGACACAAGTCAGCGTATTAAGAACCTCGCCTCCGATACCCGAAACATCGACACCTTCGTCGCTGGAATCCAAGGAATCACCGCTGGGTTCCAAATCGCACAGGGTGCAGCAGCGTTGTTCGGCTCCGAGAATGAGGACTTGCAGAAGGCGTTGTTGAAGGTCCAAGGGGCGATGGCTCTCGCTAACGGAGTGCAGCAGGTTGCTAACCTGCTCAACAAAGACTCCATCCTAATCACCCAAGGGCAGGCAGCAGCGCAGGCACTCTACGCAACTGCAGTCGGTGCGAGTACGGGGGCAATGAAGGCGTTTAGGATTGCCCTCCTTGCAACTGGTATTGGTGCAGCAGTCGCAGCCGTAGGGCTATTGATAGCCAAGTGGGATGAACTCACCGCAGCGGTCCGAAGGTTCCTGAACCTACCCGACCCAGCCATCGCAGCCAAGGCGAGGGAGGACGCAGCCCTTCGTGAGGAAGCAGCCCTGTCCAATTACAGGGACGCATACGAGAAACACACCGAGGCGCAGATTCAGGCCAACAAGAAGCGTGAGGAAGAGGATAGGAAAAACGCAGAGGCTCGCAGGTTAATGATGGAAGAGCAGGCTCGCTCAAGGGCTATCATGGCTGAAACCGAAGTACTGCAAGCCAAGACAACGGCTGATGCTTTGGTGCAGATTACGGCTGACCAAAACGCCAAGCAGGACGCTTTGAACGCCCAAGCGGTGCAGACCGAACTGGAGCGACGCAAGAAGTTCAACGAGGACATGAAGGCCAACGAGCAAGCCTTGGCCGACTTCAAACAACAGGTAACGCTTGACTCATTGCAATCCGTTCAAAGCATCTTGCAGTCCTTTGGGAACGAAAGCAAGGGTCTTGCTCTTGCAGCCTTAGCCTTGGAGAAAGGTCTTGCTATTGCCAATGTCATCGTGAACCTGCAAAAAGAGATGGCAGCCAATGCGGTCATAGCAGCAGCAAACCCGGCCAATGCTATAACCGCAGGGGCAGCAGGTGTTGCACAACTCAAAGCCTACAACACGCTTTCAAAGATTCGTGCAGGATTACGCATCGCAGCGATTACCGCTGCTGGCATCCAAGGAGCCAAAGCCATTACAGGCGGGGGCGATGGTGGCAGCGTTCCAGCGGGTGGCGGTGCAGCAGGTGGTGGCGCAACGGGTGCAGCAGCAGCCCCGTCAATCTTCGCAAACCCGAACGTTACCGACCTATCAGGATTCGGTCAAGGCCAAGGTCAAGGTTCATCACCTATGCGAGCGTATGTGGTCGAGAGGGACATCACCCAAAGCACTCGCAGGGTTCGGAGGTTGGAGGAATTTGCAACTTTAGGGGCTTAGGACATTTACCTGCATGGAACTACCCATATACCGAATGACCGTGGACGAGGTGGATGAAGGGGTCCAATTCGTGGCCCTCACCGATATGCCAGCCATCGAACGGCCATTCCAAGCCTTCGCAAAGACACCACAACGCTTCACCGAAACAGGCGAACGGAGAGTGCTTACCGGCCCTCTCATGCTTGCAGACACCCCTATCTTCCGCAAGGACGAAACCTACGGGGAATACTACGTCGTATTCGACAAGGCCACCATCCGCAAGATAGTCCAAAAGTATTTCAAGCAAGGCAACCAGCACAACGTCAATGCATACCACAACGCTGAACTGAATGGAGTGTTCATGTTCGAGTCCTACATCACCGACTCCGAGCGTGGTATCATGCCTCCCAAGGGCTACGAGGACACACCCGACGGCTCTTGGTTCGGGTCCTTCAAGGTAGAGAACGACGAGGTATGGGACAACCGCAACCTGTTCAGGGGGTTCTCCGTTGAAGGCCTGTTCGGGATGGACAAGACCGAATCCGAACTGGAGGTCGCACTCGCTGGCCTTGCTGACGAATTAACCGCTTTTTTGCAACAATTAACCCCCACCTACAAATCCCACTAACTATGAACCTGAAAAACGCAATCGAATCCCTGCGGACTGAACTCCGCAAATTCAGCACCCAAAAGCAGTCCTTTGCTGACTACAAGTTGACCGACGGCACCGTTGTCCGTGTGGATGGCGACCTCGTTGCCGGTACTGCCGTTTACGTCGTTGCCGAAGAAGGCACACTCCCTGCGCCCGATGGCGAACACGTTGTCGAAGGCGTTGGCACAATCAAGACCGAAGGAGGCAAGATTGTCGAGGTCATCGCTGCTGAGGTAGCGACCCCGGTCATCGAGCCGTTGCCTGTTGCTGCTGAAATCACTCCCGAAGTGGCCGTTGAGGTAACTGAAGAAATCAAGGGTGCTTATCCGCTCATGACCCCCGAAGTCGTCGAGGCCATCGTCGCCAAGCACCTCGCTGGCATCATGGAAGAACTCAAAGCAGCCTACGCTGAAATGGGCAAGATGAAGGAGAAAATGTCTGCCTTCGCATCGCAGGTTGAAACCATGGCCGATATCGTTGAGAAGGTCAGCGAACTCCCTGCCGAGGCCCCCAAGGCCAGCGGTTCCGCAATCGTTGAGCAACGCAAGGCTCAAGCCTCGCAGAACTTCAACGCACTCGCACAAGCACTACAATCACTCAAAAAAAACTAAACCCCTAACCCCACCCCACTAACCATGGCATATTCGTTCACAGGATTAACCTCCTACACCGACCAAGAGAGGCTTCCTCTCATCACTAAGGCGGTATTCTCCGCTCGTTCAGCAGCCCTGTTCACCAAGCAGGTGGGCATCAAGTTCGCTGCTGCCCTCAACCTCATGGACACCGATGCACAATTGCAGAGCGGTGACGCTTGCGGTTACACAACTTCAGGCACGACTGCGTTCACACAACGCAACATCACCGTTGGCCGTATGAAGGTTCAAGAAACCTTGTGTCCTCGTTCTTTGGAACAATACTGGATGCAGACCCAGTTGACTGCTGGCTCTAACTACGAGGGCGTTCCTTTCGAGCAAGCATTCAGCGAGCAGAAGGCTCTCCGTATCGCAGAGGCTTTGGAGAATGCAATTTGGAAGG